GTAGGCGCGTATATGGGTACAACTGCTTATATGAGCAAGAAATAGAAAGGAAAGTTATGGCTTTTAAATTATCGCAAAGATCGTTTCAGAAACTAGTTGGCGTACACCCATATATGGATTCTGTTGTAAGAAAGGCTATTGAGCTAACTAAAATAGACTTTGGTGTTACATACGGAGTAAGAACTGTAGAAGAACAAGAGAAGCTAGTAGCTGCTGGCAGATCACAAACTATGAAGAGTAAGCATTTAAAACAAGATGATGGCTACTGTCATGCTGTAGATTTAATGGCATATGTAGACGGAGAGGCTTGTTGGGAATTAAATGTGTATGATGATATATGTGATGCAATGAAGGAAGCAGCTAAAGCACAAAACATAGCTATTAAGTGGGGAGCTGCTTGGTCTGAAGGTGATATTAGAAACTACCCAGGAACTGCTGAAGAAGCTATGAATAAATATGTTGATCTAAGAAGATCACAAGGAAGACGTCCATTTATTGATGGACCACATTTTGAATTAATATTAGATTGAATGAACCCGGGAGCGGATCATGACTAGATATATACAAGACGCTGTATTACAGCAACAGAAAAAAGAAAAGACGACTAAGGAGGTACTAGACAAGCCACTTCCTAAACCTAAAGAATACACTTCTGCTGAACTAGAAAAAGCAGCAAGAACTTACTTGAAAATAGGAGGTAAGTATTAATGAAACGGTATGGTTATAAAGAACCGGTTACCGATGAGCAACTCATTAATCTTATTGAAATGGGAGTTCAAAATAGTACTGGTGACTTTCTTAATAGTTCTGATTTAGCTAGAGAAAGACTGAAAGCAACTTATGAGTACGCTGGTGTTGCGTCAGATCATTTGTCTCCTCAAGGTGTTTCAACTATTGTTGACACTTCTACTACAGAAGTTATAGAAGCTTATACTGCTATTTTAGCTGATTTGTTTTTAAACAACCATAAGCTAGCTAGGTTTGTGCCTTACGATGATAGTCCTGCAGCATTTAAGTCTGCAAAAGATGCTAGTGATATAGTCAACTATTGTATATTTAAACATAATAATGGTTGGGAGTTTATGTCGCAGTGGATTAAAGCTGCGTTACTGTGGAAAAACTCTGTATGTAGATGGGATTACATAGAAGATTATGATTACATATTTGAAGATTACGAAGAAGTAACACAAGTTAAACTTGACGAAATATTATCTGATGACAATGTAGAGATTGTTGGAGAACTAGAGTTTGAAAACAGACCTGTTAAATCAGAGATAACACAAGAAGACGAGCTGGAATTAGTCTATGTTGATGTTAGAGTTAGAAAGAAAATAGATAAGTCTAAGGTAAAACTAGAACTAATACCACCAGAAAATTTTAGAATATCACGAGAGTCTACATGTATATCTGATGCGCAGTTTGTAGGAATACAGACACAAATGTCAAGATCTGAAATACGAAAGTACTATCCAGAGGTATCTGACGATATAGATTTTGATACTATGCATGATACTTCATGGTTAGGTTCTGCAAAGTACTCACAAGATGTTGCTGCTAGAAAGCACGTAACAGGACAAGAGTACTGGCAAGGATCTGCTGAATCGTATGAAGTGCCATTAGAAGCAAATATAAATGTAAACGTTACAGAATGTTGGATAAGAGTAGATAGAGATGGAGATGGTATTGCTGAGTTAAAGCATATTATGACTATAGGTAACCACATCATATACGAAAATGATGTTGACGAAATACCTTTAGCTTCTATAGTTCCTATTGACATACCATTTGAGTTTTATGGTTTATCAATGGCAGACTTTACAAGAAGCTCTACATTAGCAAATACAGCAATATTAAGAGGTTTTGTAGAAAATACTTACTTAACTAATTATGCTCCAAAGCTCGCTGATCCAAACGTAGTAGATTTTTCTGCTTTACAAAATATGAAGCCGAAGCAGATTATACCTACAAACGGTAGTCCACAAGGATCAGTGGCAACTCTACCACCTGAAACCATATCTACAGGTACAGTTCCTTTATTAAACCATTTACAAACAATAAAAGAACAAGCTACAGGTATGAGTAAAACAGTACAAGGTCTTAATGACACATTGTACGTATCAGGAAACTCTGAACAAAAGTTTGCCGCTGTTCAATCAGCAGCCCAGAAGCGCATATCACATATTGCGCGGCGATTTGCTGAAACAGGATTTAAGCGGTTAATTGCTGGGGTCTATACTACTATGCATAGGAATATGAAAAGAAAACTTTCTTTTAATATGAACAATGTATATAAAACTATAGATATGAACGCACTACCAAGTAAGATGGAAGTTGAAATTCTTCTTGATATAGGAGAAAATAGTAATAGTACTAGACTTAATAAGTTGAGACAAATAGGTGCAGAAGTTCTCCCGGCTTTAAATAAACAAGGAGCAGGCATGGCTATAAAGCCAGAAGCTCCTGCAGTGTTAGCCACTAAGATAATAGAAGCTATGAACTTAGATAGTAACGATTTCTTAGAGGACTATAACAAAGACGAGTTTAGGCAAAAAGCTATGAAAGCAATACAGTTGCAATCGCAAGCTGCTAAAACGACTAGAGAAGCAGCAATGCAAAAAGCAATGAGTGACGTTAAATTGCAAGAAGCAAATATTACCTATACTAATGCTCAAGCTAAAAATACTATGGATGATAACGCTAGACAACTAGCTGTTGCTATCGATAAGCACTTTCAGCAATGGGCAGATCTTAGTGTCAAAGCACAAAAGGAAGGGGCACAAATACCACCCCATCCTAGCTATGACGAAATATTAATGATGGCAAGTAGCATTTTAGGAGGAAAAAATGGGAACAGTAACAATTAATGCTTCAGGAGTTGGAGCGGCACAATCAGGTACAGTAACTACTGCTGCCGGCTCAGGAGCTGGAAGTATAATAGTTACTAACGACTCTGATGCTAGAATAAAATTTAATGTAGCTACAGCAGGAACAGATGTACAGACAGGATTAACCTGTGCTGAAAAGTCTTTCCTTATAGTTACAGGGCTAGATAATGGAGCCCAAACATTAACTAGTTTAACAACAGCGCATGGTACATCTGCACAAAATGGTGAGATTGTATATAATACGCTAATTGCTTAAATGAATAAGGAAGCTATGATAACACATATTATTATGTTTATCGGACTTTTCTTAGTCATTTATTATTTTGCTTTTTAAATAGAAAAATTAAGGATAAAATGGATAAGTATAAAGCGACGGCTGAGAAGAGGCTAAGTAATACTAAATCCTATGGTAATCATAAGATTCACCCTGAAGAACTAGCTAGACGAGCTCACGTACAAGGTAAGTTTGCAGCTAGAGAGCGTGATGAGTTTTTTGATGAAGCATATGGAGACATATTAGTAGATCTGTTTTTACAATGGTTAAAGACCGAGCCTCACGAAACTAAGTCTCGAGAATTTTTATACGCGTCTGCAATGGCACTTGGTAGTGTCAAAGAAAAGATGATAAATATTGAGACTTACGGAAAAAACGTACCTATAATGAAGGAGAACGAGAGTGAGGGAAATTAATAAAACCGAACTACTATATAACATTGATACAATGATAAATACTTTAGAGTATGATTCTATGAGATCTGCAGGTAAAACAAAAATTAACTGTGGATTACTAGTAAACTTATATAATCTAAAAGATATTTATAAAAAGGAATTAAAGAATTCCAAGGCAGCCCCAATAAAGGAGGTAGCCAATGGATAACAATACAGAAGCACAAGTGGACTCTACCCAACAGGATGACTCCCAAGCCAATGTAGGTCGAACAGAAGATCAGTTGCTGGCTGACATTGTGAAAAGCTCGCCTTTTACACAATCTCTACCCGAAGAGCAAGTGCCTGAGTTAGACCCGGAAGAATCAGAGGAAGTTGAGACCCAAGAGTCTGAGGAAGCCGTTAGTGAAGAAGTTGAAGAGGAAGTCAAAGTAGAAAGTGAAGAAGTACCAGCTGAGGATGCCGTTGAAGAAGCCGCTACCCAAGAAGTTGAGACTTATTCTCAAGAAGACTTAGACTTAGATGCTAAAGTCTCTGTGAAAATTGATGGCACAGATATGGAAGTATCTTTTGGTGATCTTATTAAAGGTTACGCTACCGAACAATCTCTTTCTAAAAAGGGTCGAGAGCTTGGAGATGCTAGGAAAGATCTTGAAAAAGAATACCAAGGTAAGCTATCACAACTTGACAGTATGTCAAAAGCTAGTTTAACAGTATTATATTCAAGTGAAAAGGACTTAGCGGAAAAATACCATAAACTCGAGGAAAAAATTACAGAAGCACGTAAGGATAATGATTCATACAACTTAAGTGAATTAAAAGACGAGCGTGAACAAGTGCAAAAAGAGTATTGGACAGCTCGTAACAAGCGAGAGCAATTGACAACTGCTGTGCAAAAGCAGTCACAGGAGGAAACTCAGAAAGCTTGGAACGATCAAATACAACATTTTAACGATACTATTCCTACTATGATACCTGGTTACGACGAGGGTAGAGCTAAACTTATACGTGAGTTTGCTTTAACAGAAGGAATAAAAGAAGATGTTTTAAATACTGTTACTGATCCTAGCATAGTAAAGTTTGTAGATGACTACAGACAACTAAAGCAAGGCATCAAGCAAGGTTCTGTAAAACGTAAAGCCTTACCAGTTAAGAAGGCACCAGTAAGGAAAGCTAAAACTGTTTCTAAACAGAAGCAAGATGCTGACCAAGTATTGCGTGCAAAAGTACTAGCTGGAAAAGGTGAAGCCGCCGACGATATGGATTTCCTAAAGTCTATAGCCCAAAAGTCTCTGAGTAATATTTAACTTAACTCAGTCTTTGGAGGTAATTACAAATGACTAATGTACTTGGTGTACGTGGTGTAGGCGGACCAGCCGGTCCAGCTAGATCCACAGGCAAGGACGTCTCCCAAAGGGAAGACCTTGCTGATTTTATTACGATGATTACAAGGGACGAAACTCCTTTTATATCATCTATCGGTAAAGCGAAAGCTTCTGCAATCTATCACGAATGGCAGACTGACGAACTAGAAACTCCTGGTGACTCAAGGATCGGTGAGGGTACCGATTACATTGAGCCTGTATCAGGTGGTGGTGCGTCTGCAACTCCTGGCGTTGGTGCTAAGTTTGCAACTGATGGGCCTAACCGAACACGACTAGGTAACTACACACAGATCAATGGTAAAACTATTGCTGTGTCAGGAACTAGACGAGCTGTTGATCAAGCTGGTGTAGCTGATGA